AGAGTTACCAATTAACAACTGACCATCTGTGTAAGAAGTCTGTCCTGTACCACCATTGGCAACAGGAAGTGTTCCTGTCACGCCAGTAGACAAAGGCAAACCAGTTAAGTTGGTAGCAGTTCCGCTTGATGGAGTACCAAGCACACCACCATTAACCAAAGGTGCGCCAGAAGAGCCTACATTGACCGCTAGAGCAGTTGCTACTCCTGTTCCTAGACCTGACACACCAGTAGCAATTGGAAGCCCTGTAGCGTTTGTTAAAGTGCCACTAGAAGGTGTACCAAGAGCAGGAGTAACAAGAGTAGGTGAGTTAGCAAAGACCAATGCACCGCTACCTGTTTCATCAGATACGGCAGTAGCCAAGTTTGCTGAACTAGGAGTAGCCAAGAAAGAAGCCACACCTGTACCCAAACCACTTACACCAGTACTGATTGGCAAACCAGTAGCATTGGTCAAAGTAGCAGAAGCTGGAGTACCCAAAGTAGGAGTAACCAATGTTGGACTATTGGCAAACACCAAAGCACCAGAACCAGTTTCATCTGTTACAGCAGATGCAAGGTTAGCACTTGAAGGCGTACCCAAGAATGTCGCTACACCAGTGCCAAGACCTGAAACACCTGTTGAGATCGGCAGACCTGTGAGGTTAGTAGCCGTACCAGAAGCAGGAGTTCCCAAGGCGGGAGTAACCAAAGTAGGACTGTTTGACAGAACAACTGCGCCTGTACCAGTAGAGGTAGTTACACCAGTACCACCATTAGCGACAGGCAAAGTGCCAGTAATATCAGAAGTAGAAAGGCTTACTGCATCCCATGTGGCATTAGTTCCATCAGTTTGTAGATACTTGTTTGCGTTACCTGTTTGGGTAGGCAAGAGGTTATTCAGAGCAGCAGTAGCCGTAGAAGCACCAGTACCGCCATCAGCAACCGCTAAGTCTGTGATACCAGTAATCGAACCACCAGTAATATTGGCAGAAGCATTGTCTGTTTTAGTGCCAACAGCAGTTTGAATGTTGTTGAACTCTGTATCAATCTCAGTACCCTTGACAATCTTTAGAGGATTGCCAGGCGACAGGTTGTCTTTTGATGCAAAGTTAGTGGTTTTGGTGTAATTTGACATAGTTTACCTCTTAGCCCATTTTGCCATCTTTGGCTTGAATTTCAATCTTTTGCAATGAAAATGAGACACCTTTAATGGTTGTTTCATACCCTGTTTGGACAATCTTCCCTGCACCTGAAGCATTAGCCGTTAGTGTCTTAATTGGCACACCACTTGTGTATTCAGCAATGTTGTATTCAGCAGTTCCATACTCATAACTTGTCTGTGAAGGAATGTAAATGTTCTCTGCACGATAAGCACCAGAATAATCAAATCCCCAATTGATTGTTAAATACTGGTCAGAGCCACCAATCACAATTGCAGTCACGTTCTTCAGAATAGAAATCTGATTAGGGTTTCCCAAGTCAGCATTGTTTGTGTAGTACGCAAATCGGTACGTTGTTGTGTCATCAAGATAAGTTCCATACTTACCGATATACCCATTTTTACCAATGTACAAGTCGCCATTACGCAAAGAACGCAAAGCAGTAGGAGCAATTGAGTCCCATTTGGTTACACGGGAAGCACCATCTTGCAATGTTTGCTTGGTATCGAAGCAGTAAACTTGAAAAGATGCGGGTAAAACAAGTAGATAAAAGGCTTCTTTTTCTGAGTAAACAGACTTCAGATTGGCCAATGTTTCGCTTGCCAATGATGAAGCTAAGTCGAAACGAACATTCTTAGATAGGTCTCTCAGGGGTGCAGACTTCTCTTGAATAGTCCTCATTAGTGAACGAACACCTGAGTCTGACAAGAAAACTACATCAGTACCAATACTTTGTATGGTATCCCTTGCTATGCAACCAATAGAGCCTACTGTGTCGCTTAGAACAAGAGATGCGGGTGTAGAAGCACCAGAATAAACAAGAATCTGTCGTTTACCAAAGATAAACAAGAAATCATTATGCGCTGCCAAGCCCATCACTTCATCCGCACCATTAGGCCATACACGAGAAACATCCAATGAGCCTGAAGTACCACCCCCCCATACATGACCTGCAATCAGATCAGAGAAGGTAATGGTTGTTTTGTCAGAAGTAGTATTAGCAACCCAGAGACGACCAAAAGCAGAGATACAGATGTTGGCTTGTGGAACAGTTGCTACATAACCTGACTTCTCAGAGACTCGTCTAAATGTTGTTGTGCTAACAGCAGGGTCAAAAATTAGAGGATCGTGACCTGTTTGAAAGAAATAAGCAATCCCATTTAAGGAGGCAGTTTGCCAGTTAGATGCCGTGATAGTTGGAGCAGAACCGCCACCACCATAGGTTAACTCAGTTACCGCATTAGAAGTGCCAAGTTTGAATATCTTGTTGTTGCCAGCAAATAGAACTGTAAGAGTCCCGTCAGTCTGGACTAACTCATGGATTACACCAACATCATTAGCACCAAGGTTTCCAGAGGAAGAGTTAACCCTTGACCAACCTTTTCTAGCACCAATACGACCATACTGATCCAAGATGCAGTTGGTAGCAACCAAAGCAAATCCCGCCCCTAAATCAAGGGGAGAATCTTCAGTATTCAGTCCATAAAAGCCTGGTGCTGAAAGACTGTAACTTTGTAGTGGAGCTGCCATTAGACTGCCTCAAAATTGTCTTCAGGGTAACGAGTGCTTTCCATCGCAATAGCGTCAGAGAGCATTCCTTTAAACAAGGCATAAGCCTCAGTAGAGTTTGTTCCACCATCTTCACCACGCTCAATCAAGGCACGAGCATACGCACTCTGAGTCACTAAGTAATCAAGAACTTTTACAGATGTTGAATCGGAACTTAGATTTGCTTGTGGCACAGTTACATCGAACTTCAACGTATATACGCCATCAGGAACAGGGAATAAATCAACCTTTGTGTCGCCATTGCCATCTACACCACTAAAGCAAAACTCTGAAGGAATAGACTGTGAAGGCGTACCGAAGTTTAACTTTCGGTTCATATCCGAAACAGTAGTGTTATCTAAAGTAATAACACTTGTAGTATTGATAGCATCGTTAATACGAAACTTCTGACCAACACCTGTTAAAGCATAGGAACTTGTACCAGAAGCAGTCGTAACTGTGATTGTTTGAGCCAAGACGTTCCATGAATAAGAGTCTTCAATCTGTCTCTTAGCATCATTGACAAACTTGCCAATCAAAGAAGAATAGGTTGTTTCGCCAACAGTAGATACTGTGCTTTCACGCAAGCGAACTAGCACATCGTTAACAAGTTCTAAGTAGGTCATGTTCGTTGTGCTCCCTGAACCTCAAAGGTTGCAATAAAACTGAATGTACTACCCGCTTCAGTCGTAATTTGAATCTTATCGCCTTCTTCCAAAACGATGTAAGCATTGCCATCAAATTGAAGGTATTGCTTAGAAGTAAAGTTGTATTCAGTTAGGATGTCGTAGGAAGTAGCGGTACTTGCATCATTCCACACCACAGTAATGTGTTTTGTCGATCCACCAGTATTGTGGATATACATGACTGTGAATTTGGCGTAGTAACCCGTTGGTACTGTATAAACAGTAGTCAACGTAGCGGCTGCAGGTTCAACTCCAACGGATACAGGTCTCATTTATTCCTCTTAGAGATCGCTTTAGCCTTAGCTTTAGCGTCTTCCTTGGACGATGCACCCCAAGCTCTAAGAGATAATAGGAGTCGGGTAGGCTTCCCATCTTTCATCTCAGCGCCAGGCATATTGCCCATTCGTGCTAAAAAACTAGATCGTCGACCTGAATTACCCGTTTTTAAAGGCGCTTTTAAGTTCAGTCCCTCAGTCCTTTTGTAGAACTCTCGACCTTCCTCATTCAATCCGCCTTTTGGATTCTGGTATTTTTTTAAGACCATGATGATCTTCCTGTGAAGTGTACACCAGGCTGAGGTGGTAATGCAATAGCTAAATCAAAATCTAAGCCATTTCTTAATCTTTGCATAAGCGTTTCTGGCTTCATATTGACCATTTTAGCAATCTCAGTTGTTGAGCGTAATTCACCTTGATACATACGTTTGCCACGATCTGGATCAATTTTTGTGTGTTCTGATGGATCACCATAAATCTTTGTTGCTTTCCAGATTCTTTGGTATCCAATTCCTGTTTTTCTAGCAATCTCAGCCAACGTAAGATTCTCGCCTTCAAACAAGTATCGCTTGCTATTCCTTCGATTATTGGCTTGCTCAATGCTAGTTGACCATTTCACATTTTCTGGCGAATAACCTTTATTCACATCAATTCTATCAAGACTGTAATCTTTTGATGGTCTAAGTCCAACATCTTGGATAAATTGATAAAAGCCATCTTCTCCATGCCACGATAGATGCACATCAATTCCACGACCGCCATAGTTTTTGTAATCAGGGCTTACTTCTGAATAGCATCGGTAAAAAAGATGTTTCCATGTCCCATGAGACAGAAGTAACTGATTAACAGTTGTTTTGTCTAATGATTCAGGGATCATTTCTTCTTTGCGGTCTTAGCCGCAGCCTTAAATGCCGCCTCAGTAGGAGCGCCTTTAGAACCAACCTTACGCATCTTTTCCTTAGAACCAGCTTTGATGCGTTCTTGTTTGGCATTGATGTTAGCGTACAGACCTTGTTTCATTTCTTCTTCCTTTTAGATTCGGAAATAGCAATGGCAATGGCTTGTTTAGGATTCTTCACCACAGGGCCTTTTTTGCCAGAGTGGAGAGTTCCTTCCTTAAACTCACGCATTACTTTCCTAATCTTGGTGGCGGGTTTCATTTCCCACGACCTGCTTTTTTCATCATGTTGGTAGCGGTACGACCACCACGGGTAGGCATAGCTTTAGGCTTACCAATAGCAATCATTACAGTAACGGGCATAGATTTCTTCTTTCCATACTCTTTGGCTTCTTTCTCGCCTTTTTCTGTGTATGGGAATTTCTTGTTTCCAACTTGAGGCATATAAATCCTTATCGAACTAGCTTGGTTGCAATGAAAGAAATGATACCGCCTACTACAGAGGCAATAGCCATTCCAACGAAAAAGCCACCTTTAGACTTGTTTGCCATCTCTAAAAGTGTTTTAATATCTTGGCGAAGTGCATGGACTTCTGCCTGTAAAGCCTCAACTTGGGCTTCCAATTTACCAAATTCTCGTGGATCAATCTCAGACATTTGATTTCCTTGGTCGACCCATCTTCTTAACAGGTACTGGAGGTTGCAAGACTATTTGCTTCTCAGAAGGTTCTTCTTGAATTTCATCAATTCTTACATAACCTTGATGACCCTTCATCGAATCAATATCGTGCTGATAGGTAAAAGTGACTGTCTGTCCACTTGTTAAACATCTAAAGGTTGCCATAAGAACTCCATTAAAAAGGGGGTTATTAGCCCCCTTTTATTAGACCATGCGAACAATAACAATATTCATTGTTGCTGAAGCCAAGTCAACAGTTGAGCCAGACTCATTCTGAATGCGGAATTTGACTGTATTGGCGGCAGAAACATAACCTGTAACTGTCAAACCAACTAAGTCAACTGCCAAAGATGTGCCAATAACCATGTCGCCAAGGGCTACACCTGGTACTGTTACATCGTCTGTTTCGCCAGCACCATCAACCAATGAACCAGCGTTCAATGTGCAAACTACTGCCCATGTGTCGCTAAAAAGTCCACGGAATTGATCGTTGCCTCTGCGAGATACCACTGCGGATGCGGTTGCCATAATAAATCTCCTTGATGTAAAAAATCCCCCCACCAATTAAGGCGAGGGGAAAGGGCAACTATTAGGCTGGAACTGCTAACGCAAATGCGCTAGAAGACAAAGCTGCACCAGTTGTGGCGGCTGTACGCATGGCTTTCACACCATACAGAGTATCAGATGTAAACAGAGTAGCAAGGTACTCTTGTTTATACTGAGTCTGTGAACGAACACCAACTTGCTCAACCAGAACCATAGAATCCTTGTGACCCATCAAGCAGATACGATCTGTGGTGGAGTTGCCAGCACCAGTATCAGCATTGCTAGATGTAAACACAGGAATACCATACAGTTGACCGATTTCACCATTGCGGATTGCATCGCCATTACCCACAAAAGCCTGTTCTGTATAACGGGCAAGACCCATCAACGTATTACGGCTTGAAGGAGGAATGATGAAGAAACGACCATCCATAGGAGTGTCATTGTCGTCCAAACGCTGAATAGTTCTGCGGATAGCGGCATCAGTCAAAGCGGCTGCATTTGAAGATGTGCTGTTGTAAGCAGTAGTACCATCAGAGCCGA